ATGACGGTGCCGTCGATGCGTCGGCTCTACGACTGGAACATGCAGTTCAACCCGCGCGACGACATCAAGGGCGACATGAACGTCGATGCGCGCGGCACGTCCGTCCTGCTCGTGCGCGAGGTGCAGAGCCAGGTGCTCATGGCGATTGTGAACAACCACACCGTCCATCCGGTGCTGGCCGCGATGCTGAAGCCCTACGAGGCCTACAAGAAGTTCCTGCAATCGATGATGGTCCCCCCCGACGAAATCATGGCGAGCAAGGAAGAGTACGACAAGGCCCTCGCCGCTCAGGCGCAGAGCGCGCAGGATGATCCGCAGAAGGATCCGAAGGTCATCGCCGCACAGACCCAGCTCGAGCGCGCCAAGATCGAGAGCCAGACGTCGCTTCAGATTGCGGACATGAACCGGCAAACCGAGCTCATCAAGCTGGCCGAAGCGCGCAACATGAACATCGACAAGCTGACCGCGCTTCTGCACGTCAAGCAGATCGAGACCGACTCGAAGGAACGTATGTTCGCTGGCGAACTCGGCTTCGAGGCGCAAAACGCCGAGCGCGACGCCAAGGAAGGCCGGGTGCCGACAGGCTCGGGCGGGTTCGTCTCGGCCGGCTCGGAGCCCATGCCATGACGATCAATCCGCACAGCACGGAATGGCAGATCATCAAGCGCTACAACAGCGAGCGGATCGCGAAGCACCGCGACGAGCTCGAAGCCCTGCTCGTCACCCCCGACAGGGCAAACCAACTCCGCGGCATGATAGCAGCGCTGCGCGAGCAACTCGTGTTCGGCGAACCCGAACAGGCCCCCGAGATCAAGGAACCGAATTATGGCTGACCCCGCCGACACTGCCGCCGACACTCACGCCGAGACTGGACAGGAACCGACAGCCGATGTAGGCAGTTCGGGCAACGACGCATTCGGCGCGGCGTTCGAGGCCTTCGCATCGGGTAAAGCACCCGCTCCCGAGGTCGACGAGCAAGCCGCAGCCGGGGATGTCGAGGACGATGCCGGTCAAGACGGCGCTGACGAAGGCGGCGAACAGCCCCCAGCCGAAGGCGCCGACCGCGACCCGCCAGCCAACGCCGGCGCCAAGCCCGCGGCAGGCACAGAGCCACCCGACCCTTGGGCCGGCGCTTCTCCCGAGCTGATCGCCGCGCGCGACAAGATGCGCGAAGAGATGCAACGGAAGATCGACGGGGCGAGCGGCAGGGCGAGCGGTCTCCAACGGCGCATCAACGAGCTTACGGCAGGGGCCGGCGTAAAGCCCGCCGACAAGCTGCCCGAGCAGAGTGACAAGCCCAACGCCTGGAAGGCGCTGGACGACAAGATCAAGGGCCTCAAGGAGGATTACCCCGAGATCGCGGACGTTCTGATTCCCCTTCTGGAAGCGCAACGGGATGAACTCGCCGACCTGCACGGCAAGGTGGCTCCGGTCATCGAAGCCGATAGCGAGCAGGTGATCGTTAGCCAGCAGCGCGCACTTGAGGACAAGCACCCGGATTGGCGCGAGTTCGGGCCAGGCGGGAAAGCGGAAGCCGATTTCGATGGCTGGATCAACACCCAGCCCGAGAGTGTGCGGAAGCTGTCGGATAGCTTCGATGCTCGTGAAGTCGCCGTAGCGCTGACCCTGTTCAAGACCGAGCGGGCAGAGGCGCAGAGAAGGGGTGGAGGTGGGGCCGAACCGGCTACGCCGAAGCCGAGTACCGCAACCGACGCACGACGGGCGCGGCAGTTGGACGGGGGCAAGGTGGTCACCTCACGGGCGACCAGCGCAGCCACTGGGGCACCGGATGATTTTGCCGGCGCCTTCGATCATTTCGCGGCCAAGAGGACGGCCAAGAGATAACGAGCCAGCAGTCGTAGCCATCGGGCGTCCCCATCCCGAAGGGGGAGTTTACGATGGCTACGACCCGTTACGGCGACATCGGCACCCGCACCGCGGCTTATGCCGCGACCGAGATGCTGGCGCACGCCGCGCCTTTCCTTGTTCTCTCGAAGATGGGCGCGACCAAGCCCATGCCGAAGAACAAGACCGACACCATGAAGTTTCGCCGCATCATTCCGCTGCCGCCCGCGACGGTGCCGGTGGTCGAGGGCGTGACGCCGACCGCGCAGCGCATGGCCTATGAAGACGTCACCGTCGTCCTGAAGCAATATGGCCGCCCGATCGAGATCACCGACAAGGTCACCGACCTGTCCGAGGATCCGGTTCTCGCCGATGCCTCGCAGCAGGCCGGCGAGCAGGCGGGCCGCACGATCGAGCAGATTGTCTATGGCGTGCTGAAGGCCGGGACCAACGTGGTCTATGCCAACGGCGCGACGCGCGGCGCGGTCAACACGCCGATCTCGCTCAACAAGCAGCGCGCGGTGACGCGCGTGCTGGCGGCGCAGAAGGCGCGCAAGATCACGCGCATTCTGTCGGCAGGCGTCGGCTACGGCACGTCGGCGGTGGAAGCCGCCTATGTCGCCATCGGCCACACCGATCTCGAGTCCGACATTCGCAACATGGCCGGGTTCATCCCGGTCGCGAAATACGGAAACCGGCAGACGATCGACGAGAACGAGATCGGCACCGTCGAGAGCGTGCGCTACCTGCTCTCGCCTGATCTCGCGCCGTTCGCCGATGCCGGCGGCGCGGCTGGCGGCACGGCGGTCTCGACGACCGGCGCCCAGGCCGATGTCTATCCGATCCTCTTCATGGGGATGGATGCGTTCGCCCAAGTGCCGCTGAAGGGCGCCGACGCGATCGTGCCGATGGTGGTCAACGCCAAGCCGAGCGCGTCCGACCCGATGGCCCAGCGCAACTATGTGTCGTGGAAGACATGGTTCGCCTGCGTCATCCTCAACGACCTGTGGATGTGCCGCCTCGAAGTCGCCGTCTCCAAGCTGTAATCGCAATCGGGGTGGCGCTGATGCGTCACCCCTCTCGCCTTCGAGGAAGGCAGGGAGCACATCATGAACGAGAACTCGGTACGTCAGATCGTTGGCACCGGTGCCACGATCAACGTGTTCTGCGGCTTCATCCCCGGGCGGGTGACTGCGGTGAACATCGACAGCGCGCTCGGCGATACGTTGTCGTGGAACGTTGGCATGGCCGATGGCAGCGCCTTCAAGACCGGCAGCGGGACGCGCACCAAGATCACAACCGGCGGCATCACCGTCCTGCGTGATCCGGCGTTCGGCTACGGCTTCAGCATCGGTCCCGACGCGGCGGTCAACATCGCTGGCCAGCGGATCGTGATCCAGGCCGAGCGCGGCGGCGAGGGCAATCAGGAGCCCAGCTACAGCAGCTTGCCCACGGGCGCGTAACGGCGCGGCGGGGGCTGCGCTCCCGCCCGCTCGTTGTCTCTAACCATCGGAGAGCCACATGGCCGACGAAGAGAACAAGACCGTCAAGATCAAAATCACCGAGACCGATGAGACCCACCGCTTCGCCGGTGGCCGCGTCCCCGTTTCGGTCAACGGCCAGATCGCGCACATCGCGATCGGCGAAGAGGTCGAAGTGGGTGAGCATGTCACGAGTGTCCTGAAGGATGCAGGCATCCCCTTCACCGTTGTCGAGCCCTCGGGCTCGGCCGGATCGTCGGCGGAAGGGGTCTCCGTCGACGATCCGCGTGAACTCGTCGTGTCCGATGACGATCCCAACAAGGGCGGGCAGGATGCGGCGAACGCGACCGAGCAGCCGCCCGAGCTCGAGCAGGATCTTGCGCCCCCCTCCGGCAACGAGAGCGGAGAGCCCAAGAACGCGGCCAACAGTGGCGGCGACACTGGCGGTGAGACTGTCGGCGGCATACTCGGCAAGAGCATCCCCGATCTGACGACTGCGCTCAACGACGTCACCGACGCGGGCCAGCTCGACACGCTGCTCGCCGACGAGAAGGCCGGGCGCAACCGTGCCGGCGCCGTCTCGGCGATCGAGGCGCGCAAGGCCGCTCTCGCCGCGTAACCACCCACCGGGCGGGGCGCGAGCCCCGCTCGCCTGTTCATCCATGGGAGACCCCACCATGAAGCACGTTCAGATCCCGATCCTCGACGCCAGCCCCGATCAGATGCGCTATGCCGCAACCTTTCTTGGCCTGGACGTCGACGGCGAGGACGACAACACCATCTTTGCCAAGGTCGCGGCGGCTGTCGGCAGCGATGAGATGATCTGGATCGCCGAGCACGTCGAGCCCGCAATTCTGGCGCAGACTGGCGCGGCGCCGCCGCTCGCCGCTGGCGCGCGCGAGCCGGGGCCGACGATCGACGCTGGCTCGATCCAGGGCACGCTCGGCAGCGATGATCCGCGAGCGGTGATCCGCATCGACACCGAAGAGCGCAACGGCCAGACCTATGACGGAGACGTCTCGGTCGGCGTCAACGGTCGTGCATGGCAGATCAAGCGCGGGGTGCCGGCCGAGGTGCCGTGGCGCGTGGTCGAGGCGCTGAAGATCGCCGTCAAGGACGTGGTGACGCACAACGATCGCGGAGAAGAGAACGTGCGATCGGTCAACGCATATCCTTGGACGTTGATATCGGGGCCCAGCGCCGCCGAGATCGCCGCGTGGCGCGAGCGCACCGACGCGGTGCCGTTGCCGTAAGGGCGCGCGGTGTCGACTTTCCTCGAACTGGTCCAAGACCTCGCCCGCGATAGCGGAACGCTGGCTGGCGGGGTCAACATCCAGACGGTGACGCTGGCCGGAAACGCGCGCGCCGACAAGATGATCGGATGGGTTCGCAAGGCATGGGTCAACATCCAGAACGAGCGGTCGGACTGGCCGTGGATGCGCCGCGAGTTTTCCGCGCCGCTAACGATCGGCAAGGTGCGCTACACCGCTGCCGACTTCGGGATCGCGCGCTTCGGGCAGTGGGTGCGCGACCGCCCGCGCTTCTGCACCTTCAGCCTGTGGGACACCGATATCGGCCAGGCGGACGAAGGAGCGATCCGCGAGGTGGATTATGACCTGTGGCGCGCGCGCTATGGTCGCGGTGCGCCCGACGCCAATCGCCCAACCTGTTGGGCCATCTCGCCGATGCAGGAGTGGGTGTGCGGCGCTATGCCCGACAAGGCCTATCAGCTTGTCGGCGAATACCGGCTGGCCCCGCAGATACTTCAGGCCAACAACGACGTGCCCGAGCTGCCCGAGCAATATCATCGTGCGATCCTGTGGGAAGCGATGAAACTGCTCGGCATCGCCGACGAGTCCCCGGCTACGACATCGGGCGCGATCAGCGAGTATGTCCTCGTGCGTCAGAACCTTGACCGCGACTATCTGCCCGAGATCACCATCGGCGGCGGGCCACTCGCATGACGCAGCGCCCGTCGCAATACGGGCTCTCTGGTGGGCTCGACGAGATCACGCCAGCGCTCGGAGTTCCCAAGGGTCGCGTTATCGCGTGCAAGAACCATGAGAGCACGTCGACGGGCTATGCGCGTGTTGGTGGCTTCGAGCGGTACGACGGCCAGCAGAGCCCGACCGACGCGTTCACGCTTGCTCCAAGCGGATTGCAGATCGTCAGGCGCGAGGCAGCGCGCGCGGCTATTCAGGCGGTGCCCGGTGCCGGCCCGGTTCGTGGCGTCGCGACGTTTCGCAGTGTGCGCTATGCGTGGCGGGACAATACCGACCACACCAAGGGGATCATGTACCGCGCCACGCCGGCGGGCTGGGTTGTGGTGTCGGATGCCTTTCCCGCTGGCGGCCGATACCTGACCGAAACCAGCAACTTCTACGGCGCGTCATCGCTCAAGCAACTCTATGGCTGCAACGGGGTCGGCAAGGGCTTCGCTTTCGATGGCACCGTCGTCACCTTCATCTCCACCGGCATGACGGATGATCGCCCGCTGCGGATCGCCGTTTTCAAGAAGCAGCTCTTCTTTGCCTTCGCCGGCGGAAGCGTGCAGCATTCGCAGATCGGAGAACCGACGATGTGGAGCGCGGTGGTTGGCGCCGGCGAGATCGCCGTTGGGTCGGACGTGAGCGATCTGCTCGCCGGAACCGATGCGCTCTTCATCTTCACGCAGGACTCGGTCAGCTACCTATCCGGGTCCGACGAAACGGATTTCACCCTGACGACATTGGTGGACGATGACGGGCATGGAGCCGTGCCGTTCACTGCGGCCACGATCGGCAAGCCGATGTATTTCGACGTAGCGGGAATGCGCGCGATCAGCGCCACGCAGGAATATGGCAACTTCCGCCTGGGATCGGTGACCGCGCAGATCCAGCCAACGATTTCGTCGAAGGTGAAGGCGGGCGTGGTGCCGGTCGCGGCGGTGGTGACCAAGGGCAAGGACCAATACCGTCTGTTCTACAGCGACGGTACCGGCATCAGCATGTATTTCGGCCGCAAATACGCGGAGCCCATGTTGTTCGACATGCCCCGCATCGTGCAATGCGCGTGCGTCGAGATCGATCTGGTCGGCGGCGAGCGAACCTTTATCGGAGCCGATGATGGGTTCGTGTACGAGCTCGACGTCGGCAGTTCTTACGATGGCGTGGAGATCGAGGCCTATCTTCAACTGCCATGGGACAACGAGGGCAGCGCGGATGTCCTGAAGCGCTGGCACAAGTTCACTCTTGAGATGGACGCCACGCCAGAAACCAGCATCGGTCTGTTCGCCGAGTTTGACTATGGCGACGGACAGCAGGGATCGTTACCGCAGCAGCCGTTCACTGTGAGCGGCGGCGGCGGCGTGTGGGATGCCGTGTCGTGGGACACCTTCTATTGGTCTTCGGCGGCCGAGGGCAGGGCAGAGGCATATTTCGATGGACAGGGCGAGAATATGTCCGTCGTTATCGTCTCGAAAAGCGCGGAGGAAATGCCCTATACCCTGAGCGCGGTGCGGAAAAAGTTTTCGGTTAGAGGGCAGAAGCGATGACCTATTACCAGGGCCCGGTCGGCATCAACCCGTTCACCCGCGCTCGTGCCGAAGACGTGGCCGTCAACCTTCAGGCCATTGCCGACACCTTCGCGACATTCCCGCCGGTCGATCAGCTTGGGTTCGCGCCGGCAACTGATGTCGATTATCTTGGCACGCCTTTGTCGGTGAAGCTGGGAGAGACCGTATCTGCTACCGAATTTCGCTTCGCCGGCGGTGCGCGCGGGAACGGCATCGCCAACGACAGCCCGGCCATCCAAGCGGCAATCGACTATGTGGCGGCGCGTGGCGGCGGTACGGTTCGCCTACCCCGGCCATCCGTCCGCTACGCCTTGGGGATGAGGTTCATCGCCGCACCGTATTTCGGGTTCTTCGGACTCGAATTGAAGACTGGCGTCTGCCTCGAGGGTGATGATGAATACGGATCGTACATGCGGATCATGGACAACATTCCAGGCGTGGGGCCCGGAGCCCCATTCGTGGCGATCCTTGGCCAGTCGAACATGCAGAACGTCTCCGTTCGCAACCTGACGATCGACGGCAACCGCCAGGCGCAACCGGGACTTGATCCGACCAACCCGAACAACCAGCCGCCCAGCAACGGCGGAACGGTGCTGATCGGCAATTACGACAGCACCCCCATCTACAACGTCCATATCGAGCGCGTCCGTTCGCTCAATGCGTTCGGGCAGGGCATTCAGGTGTTCGGGCAAAACAGTTCCCTTGCGCGCAATGTCCGCATTGATCGGTGCGACGTGATCGGGCCAGGCTATATCGGCATTCAGGTCAGCCGGTGCGACGGCGCCAACATCACCGACAATTACATCGAGAACAGCGGCGACAACGCCATCGACGTCTATGGCGATAGCAATGCTACCGAGAGCGTGGCGCTCAACATCATCATCCGTGGGAACCGGATGAAGGGCTGCTTGCGTGGCATCTTCCCCGAGACGACGATGTTCGTGCTCGTCGAAGGCAACACAATCGACGGCTCGGATGAAGGCATCCACTGCAACCAGATCGTCAGCGCTCCGCACAGCATGATTATTCAGGGGAATACGATCCGACGCACACGGGCGCCGATGGTATTTTCTGGTTCTTTCAACTGCGTGCTGGTGATCGCGAACATCATCACCGAGTTCACCTATGCCGCGTTCACGATCGGTTTCACCAGCGGGCAGTGCGCGGGCGTGGTGTTTGATCGCAACATGGTATGGCCGACCGACAACACCGTGCCGATCTTCTATGTGCCGCCGGGCACCGTATTTCTGTCGGCGATCAAGTTCGGAACGACATACTTGACCGAACGCGATAGCGCGCACCCGACGCCCACCAATCTTTATCTGTCGGGGCAGGCCCAATATCAAAGCTTGTCAAGCTATCCAGCCGTTATGAGCGTGACCAACCCTGGGCGAGATAAGCCGGAAGCTTATCTGGACTATCCAGTGCTCAACAAGGCGAAGTTTCAAGGTGTGAGCGCAGCCAGCAACGCTGCCGCGATCTCCGCTGGCGCGGTGACAAGCGAGTTCTACTATAACACCACGCTGGGAGCGTTGTCCGTTGTCCAATAGTCAAGACGCTTCCTGTGGCGCGGCTCGCTTCGCGGCCTATGCCGGCGACCACCCCGACATATACCGCCGTGGCTATTCCGAGGCCGGGCGGTTTCAGGCGGATCCTGCGTGGTCAGGAAATCAGCGTGACGCATTCCGGCAGGGCATCACGGATCGGTGCACCGATGACGCTCCGCCCGTCTTCCAGCAGGGTGGGTAGCGCGATGCGAGGCGAGGACATCGACGATGCGCTCAACCCTCGAATGGCTGGGTCAACAGAGGGTATCACCCTTCAGGTGCTTGCGCAGATCAGGGACAGCCTGTCCGCGATGTCGCGGAAACAGGATGCCAGCAATGAAGCGGTTTCAGACGTGCGCGAGCGCGTGATCCGGCTTGAGGAAAACAACCGCAGGCTGACGGAGGTTGAGACCAAAACCAAAGAGTTGGACGTCAAGGTCGGCGTGCTGATGCGCGACAAGGACAACCGCGACGGTGCCCGCGGCGCCTTCGGCATGATCAAGGAATGGTCGCCGTTCATTGCGGCGGTGATGGCGACCCTGGCGGCGGCTTGGCTCTATGGTCGATCAATTGGGCTGACGCCCGCGCCGCCGGTAGCCCCGGCACGGGTTGAGGCCACGATCCAACGTGATGACCA